AACACGCGTGAGCCGAAACACCCGAAGCGAAGCGAAGGAGGCTTGAGCGAGAGGAGGCGTAAGCCTCCAGAAGGCCCCCCGTGGTCCCGTGAGGGGCCCAGGGAGGGGGGCAACATAGGAATGAATTACATAAAAAAATAAACGAGGGGCAGGCTTACCTCGTTCTCCAACCACAACCTCACAAAGTCCAGCACTCCAGTCAGCAAGCTCTGGGTATCCTGATGTATCAAATCTTGGGTCATCAGCAGACGGTCCGTCGTAAACAGGCTCTGGCGTTGCATATTGCCAGTCAGCAAATTTGGTAAGACTTGGGAAACATCTGGCCAAGTCACCAGGAGCAAGATCTCGCAAGAGTTCAAAAAACTCCTCTCTAGATGACGCAGCCACGATTTGAGCCCAGTGTTTGTCCTTTGCAGATAGTCCAGATCGGCATCTCTCATCAGGCCTCTCGAGGCCACCTGCGACAACATCGCCATCTTTGACACAATAGTCGTAGCCATCCCATGGAGTTCCGTATGAGCTGACAATGTTTGGGTGATGTCCTTGTACGTCAGCAAAACTGGCTCGTCGAAAGCGTCTTCTTCGCTCAAAATCCGCGAAAACGTGTAAATGAGTCCCCCCATCAGCATGATACTCTCTGGCGACGATGCACTCTGCTCCAAGCGTGCTAAAGAAGTCAGACACTCTCTGGCCACAGAGATCGGCGCATTGCGAGTAAGTGAAGAGTCCATATCTGGCATAAAAATCAAAGTTGCTTGGCATGAAGGTGTCACAACTGGAAACTGGATGAAACTAAGATTCTACATCCAGTGACGGTGACACCGTTCACTATATATAGAGGTGTACCCTCTCTGCATTTATCAGAACGGGCACACGATTTTTTCATCATGGCTGCCTTCAAAAGAAAACGAACTCTTCGACCACTCAGACGCAACAGGCGTTTCCTTCCCATCTCTCGCATGGGACCTGGGCGAACCATTCGTCGCAAAAAGTACAAGGGTCGTAAGCGAGCTGCAGGTATGAGTCGAAGGCGCATACTCAATGTAACCTCGCGTAAAAAGCAGGACAACATGCGGTCATGGGGTGGCACACCTTTCAATAATGACGCAACGCATGGACCAGTCATCATGACTGGTGACCAGGATTGGGAGTTTATGTGGATTGCAACTGCACGCGACAAACTCACCCCTGACGGCAACGCAGCCACCGTAAACGATTCAGCAATGCGCACGGCCACCACATGTTACATGAGAGGGCTGAAGGAGAAGATCACGATCTTGACTGGTTCCCCCCAACCATGGATATGGAGGCGCATAGTGTTTACGTACAAGGGCCAGGATCTCATCACAACCGAGGACCCCACCCACGGAGTAGGGCAATTTTACTTCGAGTCATCTGAGGGATTTGCAAGGTACTATGCAAGGCTCAATGACACGACTGATCCACGGACTGTGTCCATAGGTCAGGCAGTCAAGGCAGCAGTGTTCAAGGGTAACCCTGGAAAGGATTACACTTCAAACTTTGACGCTAAGACAAACTCGGATCGCATACGTGTCCTTTCAGACAAGTCCAGACACTTTCGATCAGGCAACGACAGGGGGATTATCACTTCGTCTACGAATTGGTACCCCTTCAATAAAAATTTGGTTTACAACGAGGACGAGGATGGACTTGACATCCAAAACAAGTTTTACTCGGCCAACACACCTCGCTCAATGGGAGACGTTTACGTCTTAGATTTCTTCACGTGTGGAACAGGTGGATCAGATGAGGACGAACTAAGATTGCTGCCTACAGCTACTCTGTACTGGCATGAAAGATAGGCGTTACTATATTTACAAAAATACAATTGCCTTCCATCCAATCAATATCTGCACTTGACATTTCATCTCGTGGGTCCGTGTTGCTAACCCATGCAGATGGCTTACCCCACTCAATCAACCTAGGTTCACGGTAGAGTGCCTTGACCATGAAGCTTCGCTGGCATCCAAGCCAATCCTTGAATCCTGGGAAGAATTTGATTCCACCTCTGATGTCGTCGAACACAGCAAACATTGACAATCCTCTGTCTCCACTGAGGGCAAGACCTCCACTGAAGAGGCCTCCGAAGTATAGATGGTTTCCGAGACTACGGACCCATGTCGTCTTGCCCGTTCTAGTTGGTCCGTAAAGCACCAACGATTTGCTTCGACCTAACACGCGTGAGCCGAAACACCCGAAGCGAAGCGAAGGAGGCTTGAGCGAGAGGAGGCGTAAGCCTCCAGAAGGCCCCCCGTGGTCCCGTGAGGGGCCCAGGGAGGGGGGCAACATAGGAACAATATGAATAAAAAAATAAACGAGGGGCAGGCTTACCTCGTTCTCCAACCACATCTTGACAAAGTCCCAAACGCCAACTATCAAGCTCTGGGTATCTTGATGTATCAAATCTTGGGTCATCAAAAGACGGTCCGTCGTAAACAGGCTCCACCTCTGCATATTGCCAGTCAGCAAATTTGGAAAGACTTGGGAAACATCGGGCCAAGTCAGCAGGAGCAAGCACTCGCAGCTTTTCAAAAAACTGTTCTCGAGTAGGCGCAGCCACGATTTCAGCCCAATGTTTGTCCTTCGCAGATAGTCCAGCTCCACTTCGCTCATCAGGCCTCTCGAGGCCTCCTGCGACAACATCGCCATCTTTGATACAATAGTCGTAGCCATCCCATGGAGTTCCGTATGAGCTGACAATGTTTGGGTGATGTCCTTGTACGTCAGCAAAATCGGCTCGTCGAAAGCGTCTTCTTCTCTCAAAATCCGCGAAAACGTGTAGATGAGTCCCCCCATCAGCATGATACTCTCTGGCGACGATGCACTCTGCTCCAAGCGTTCCAAAAAAGTCAGACACTCTCTGGCCACAGAGAGTGGAGCACTGAGAGTATGTGAAGAGGCCATATCTTGCATAGAAATCAAAGTTGCTTGGCATGAGGTGTCACAACTGGAAACTGGATGAAATAAGATTCTACATCCAGTGACGGTGACACCGTTCACTATATATAGAGGTGTTCCCTCTCTGCATTTATCAGAACGGGCACACAAATTTTTCATCATGGCTGCCTTCAGAAAATCGCGCATTTTACGAGGGAACGGGCGTTTCTTGCGGGGGTCGAAGTTCAAGAGACCAGTCGCAGCCCGGTCTTTCAGAAAGAGGCGTTTCACACGACGCAAGCGAGCTGCAGGTATGAGTCGAAGGCGCATACTCAATGTAACCTCGCGTAAAAAGCAGGACAACATGCGGTCATGGGGTGGCACACCTTTCAACAACGATGCAACACACGGACCAGTCGTCATGACTGGTGACCAGGATTGGGAGTTTCTGTGGATCGCTACTGCACGCGACAAGCTTACCCCTGATGGTAATGCAGCCACAGTCAATGACTCGGCAATGCGCACGGCAACCACTTGCTACATGCGAGGGCTGAAGGAGAAGATCACCATCCTGACTGGGTCCCCCCAGCCCTGGATATGGAGGCGCATTGTTTTTACGTACAAGGGCCAGGATCTCATCACCACCGAATCACCCACCCACGGAGTAGGGCAATTTTACTTCGAGTCATCTGAGGGCTTTGCAAGGTACTATGCACGCCTCAATGACACGGCTGACCCACGGACTGTGTCCATTGGTGAGCAAGTCAAGGCAGCAGTGTTCAAGGGTAACCCTGGCAAGGATTACACATCGAACTTTGACGCTAAGACAAACTCGGATCGTATTCGTGTCATCTCTGACAAGCAACGACATTTACGATCAGGCAACGACAGGGGCATTATCACTTCGTCTACGAATTGGTACCCCTTCAATAAAAATTTGGTTTACAACGAGGACGAGGATGGACTTGACATCCAAAACAAGTTTTACTCGGCCAACACACCTCGCTCAATGGGAGACGTTTACGTCTTAGATTTCTTCACGTGTGGAACAGGTGGATCAGATGAGGACGAACTAAGATTGCTGCCTACAGCTACTCTGTATTGGCATGAAAGATAACCGAGTCAATCTCCACAAAAATACAATTGCCTTCCATCCAATCAATATCTGCGCACTCATTTCATCTCGTGGGTCCGTGTTGCTAACCCATGCAGAAGGCTTACCCCACTCAATCAACCTAGGTTCACTGTAGAGTGCCTTGACCATGAAGCTTCGCTGGCATCCAAGCCAATCCTTGAATCCTGGGAAGAATTTGATTCCACCTCTGATGTCGTCGAACACAGCAAACAGGTGCAATCCTCTGTCTCCACTGAGGGCAAGACTTCCGCTAAAGAGCCCTCCGAAGTATAAGTGGTTGCCGAGACTACGGACCCATGTCGTCTTGCCTGTTCGAGTTCGTCCGTAAAGCACCAACGATTTCGTTCGACCTAACACGCGTGAGCCGAAACATCCGTAGCGAAGCGAAGGAGGCTTGAGCGAGAGGAGGCGTAAGCCTCCAGAAGGCCCCCCGTGGTCCCGCAAGGGGCCCAGGGAGGGGGGCAACACGTTCTTTGCTTTTCAAAAAAAATAAACGAGGGGCAGACTTACCTCGTTCTCCAGCCACAGCTTCACAAAGTCCCAAACGCCACAAATCAAGCTCTGGGTATCTTGATGTGTCAAATCTAGGGTCATCAAAAGACGGTCCGTCGTAAACAAGCTCAGGCGTTGCATACGCCCAGTCAGCAAATTTGGAAAGACTAGGGAAACATCTGGCCAAGTCGCCAGGAGCAAGATCTCGCAGGAGTTCAAAAAACTCTTCTCTAGAGTGCGCAGCCACGATTTGATGCCAGTGTTTGTCCTTCTGAGATAGTCCATCTCCACGTCGCTCATCAGGCCTCGCGAGGCCTCCTGCGACAACGTCGCCATCTTTGATACAATAGTCGTAGCCATCCCATGGAGTTCCGTATGAGCTGACAATATTTGGGTGATATCCTTGTATGTCAGCAAAATTGGCTCGTCGAAAGCGTCTTCTTCTCTCAAAATCCGCGAAAACGTGTAAATGAGTCCCCCCATCAGCATGATGCTCTCTGGCGACGATGCACTCTGCTCCAAGCTCTCCAAATAGGTCAGACACTGCCTGGCCACAGAGAGTGGAGCACTGAGAGTAGGTGAAGAGTCCATATCTGGCATAAAAATCAAAGTTGCTTGGCATGAGGTGTCACAACTGGAAACTGGATGAAACTAAGATTCTACATCCAGTGACGGTGACACCGTTCACTATATATAGAGGTGGACCCCTTCGCATTTCTGATCACAGTTTGAACTTTGCATCCTGCAATCATCATGGCTGTCTTCAGACGCAAAGCACGTCCCCTTCGTCGCAACGCCCGTTTCCTCAAGCGACCAGTCGCAGGACGAGTTCGCACCACGCGCGCAGTCCGCAGGCGTCGCACGGCCCCATTTCGCAAGCGAGCTGCAGGTATGAGTCGAAGGCGCATACTCAATGTAACCTCGCGTAAAAAGCAGGACAACATGCGGTCATGGGGTGGCACACCTTTCAACAACGATGCAACCCACGGTCCAATCGTCATGACCGGTGACCAGGATTGGGAATTTCTTTGGATCGCTACTGCACGAGACAAGCTCACCCCGGACGGTAATGCAGCCACGGTCAACGACTCAGCCATGCGCACTGCAACCACTTGCTACATGCGAGGCCTGAAGGAGAAGATCACCATCTTGACAGGGTCCCCCCAGCCCTGGATATGGAGGCGCATTGTTTTTACGTACAAGGGCCAGGATCTCATCACCACCGAATCACCCACCCACGGAGTAGGGCAATTTTACTTCGAGTCATCTGAGGGCTTTGCAAGGTACTATGCACGCCTCAATGACACGGCTGACCCACGGACTGTGTCCATTGGTGAGCAAG